ATCCGCGCAGTGTCGAAGCCTCTCACCGAGGCGTCGCTCTGCACCTGGCTGGGCGCCGCGGCTCCCGGCGACAGCATCACCTACCACCGCGGCGCGCTCGCCCGGCAGGTCTGCCCGCAGTTGCAGTGCCTGCCCGAGCCGGAGCGCACCGCGCTGCAGCGCCTGGCGGCACGCGCCTGGAAGCTGGCCGAGCTCGGCCTCGCCGATATCGTTCAGCGCCGGCACGGCTATGAGGACTACGCCTATATCCTCGTCGCCCGCCGCCGTCCGCGCCGCTACGCATCGTCCATCCTGCCGCTGCTGCTCGCGGAGGCCGCGTGATGGACGCGCCCCGCACCAACCGCCCCACCCTCGACGCGCTGCGCCACATGCCGGTGAGCAACGTCATCGCGCTTCCCGCGGAGCACCTCGCGCTGCTGCAGACCGACGCGCGCGAGGCGCTGGATGCCGCCAAGCGCATGCAGGACTGGATCGAAGCCGCGATCGCGCTCCGCTACGAGCAGCGCGCCATCGGCGCCCGTGCGGCCGCTGGCAAGGACACCGGCACGGTCCGCTTTCAGGACGGCGCCGTGGAGATCGCCGTCGATCTCCCGAAGAAGGTGGAATGGGACCAGGCGCGTCTCGCCTCCCTGTCCGAGCAGATCCGCGCCGGCGGCGAGGATCCCGGCCAGTATGTCGAGGTCAGCTTCAAGGTCTCGGAGCGGGCCTACACCGCCTGGCCGGAGCGCATCCGCGCCGCCTTCGAGCCGGCCCGCACGGTTCGCACGGGGCGCGCCACCTATCGCCTCGCCCTCATGTCCGACGTCGCACGGCGCGACAGCCCGCATGCCGACGGCGTCATCCCGATGCGGGGAGGCCGCTGATGGCACTCCGCATCGTCACGGCCGACGAGCGCCTGTCGAGCGCCGTCAACAAGACCACCCTGGCGCTGTTCGGGGCCAGCGGCGTGGGCAAGACCACGCAGGTCAAAACGATGCCTGCTGAGAAGGCCATCTGCATCGATCTCGAGGCCGGCCTCAAGTCGGTGCAGGACTGGCGCGGCGATAGCATTCCGGTGCGCTGTTTCGAAGACGCCATCGACCTTGCCTGCCTCGTCGGTGGTGTGAACCCGGCGGCAGATCCGACCGGGTTCTTCTCGGAAGGGCACTATCAGCATCTCGCTGCGGCGCATCCCGACCTGGTGCGGCTGATCGCCAGCAAATCCATCGTGTTCCTGGACAGCATTACCGACCTCACGCGGCAGGCGATGGCCTGGGCCAAGACGCGGCCCGAGGCCTTCTCGGAGAAGACCGGCAAGCCGGACACCCGCGGCGCCTACGGCTTGATGGCGCGCGAGGTCATCGGCCTGCTGAAGCACCTGCAGCACGCGCCAGGCAAGACCACGATCATGGTCGGCATCTTGGAGAAGGTGACCGACGAGTTCGGCAAGGTCACCTGGCAGCCGCAGATGGAAGGCGGCAAGGCCGCGCGCGAACTGCCCGGCATCGTCGATCAGGTCGTCACCATGGGGCTGTTCAGCCGCGAAGGAGATGCCTGGCGATACGACCCGGAACGCGGAACCGAGCGTCGCTTCGTCTGCCGCGCCGGCAACAGCTTCGGGCTGCCTGCGAAGGATCGCTCGGGCCGTCTTGACGAGACCGAGCCTGCGGATCTCGCCGCCCTGCTCCGCAAGATCAACGCCACCAGCACCAACCAGGGGTGATGCCATGACCTATGACATGAACGATGCCGAACTGCCGCGCGGCTCCGATCTGATCCCGGACGGCAGCTTCGTGAAGGTCATCATGCACCTCCGCAAGGGTGGACTGGATGGCCAGGGCGAGGCCGACCGCGGTCTGCTCAAGGCGACGAAGACGCAGGGCAGCGACGTGAAGATGCTGGACTGCGAGTTCACCGTCACGGCCGGCCCGCACATCCGCCGCAAGTTCTGGCAGACCTTCACCGTCGTCGGCGGGAAGGTGGACGAGCAGGGTGTGTCGATTGGCTGGAAGATCTCGAAGGGGGTCTTCCGGGCGATGATCGACAGCGCGCTCGGGCTGGATTCGCAGGACATGAGCGAGGCGGCGAAGGCCAAGCGCATGTTGCGCGGTCTCGCCGATCTGCACGGCATCACCTTCGCTGCGAAGGTGCGCGTCGAGCCCGCCAACGACCCCCGGTATTCCGACAGCAATCGCCTGGACCGTGTCGTGCTGCCGGGCGAGCCGGAATACGCCAAGGTCATGGCCGGCGAAGGCGTGGCGGCGGCGCCCAGCCACCGGCCGGCGCGTCCGCCGGCCGCAGCGGCCACCACGCCGCCCGCCTGGTCGGGCACGGCTGCCGCCGCGCCCGCGGCTCCGGCGCCCCGCATGTGGGAACGCCCGGCAACCGCGAGCCCCGCCCCCGCCGCGCCGCAACCCGCGGCTCCGCCCGCCCCGGCGCCGGCGGCAGGCGGCCCGGCCTGGTTGAACGGGTGATGCGCCGATGGTTCGTCGCCGCTGGACGCGGCCGGCGCAGCCGCGTGCTGCGGCCCAGTCCCTGCCACCGCCGCGCGGCTGCTCGCCTGAGGATCAGGTGCGTCGCCTCACCTGCGCGCTGTGCGGTCGGGAGGCGAAGGGCTTCGGCTACATCCACCAGCTTCGCTGGGGCGAATTCCCGCATCACCGCTTCTGCTCAATGCGGTGTTGCGAGGCAGGTGGCGCGCTGGGCCGGAGGTCCAACGGCGTGATCGACAAAACGCAGATGGAGGAGCGCGCGGTGAAGGACGCGCGCCGGCCGCTCGCCGAGGTGCTGGTGGAGCTGAACCTCATGGCGCCGTTCTACGACCGCAGCGCGGCAGAAATCGACCGCATCATCGAGGCCTCCGTGGACGGCTTCCAGGCATCCATGCAGCGCCAGGCCGCCGAGCGGGATCCGCTCGACGACCCGATTCCATTTTGAGGACGCCCATGATCCTCGACCTCAACCACCAATCCGGCCTGGTCTACGGACGCGCCGCGCACGGCATGGCCGACACTACCGCCCGCATCAATGCGCATGTTGATGCCGCACTGGTCGCGCGCAACCAGCGGCAGCGCCCGCGCGACTATCTCGGTGGCAGCCGGATCGGCGAGGCCTGCGCGCGAAAGCTGGTCTACGAGGTGGCGCATACCCCGAAGGATGCGGGTCGCGATTTCGACGGCGGCATCCTCCGCGTCTTCGATGCCGGACACCAGTTCGAGACGCTGTCCATCCGATGGCTCCGCCAGGCGGGCTTCGATCTGCGTGACCGCGGCGCCGATGGCGAGCAGTTCGGCTTTGCCGCCGCGGGCGGGAAGCTGCGTGGGCATGCCGATGGCGTCATCGTCGCGGGTCCCGATGTCGGCATCCGCTGGCCTTCCCTGTGGGAGCACAAGGCCCTCGGCCAGAAGTCGTGGAACGACCTGGTCAAGCACGGCCTGCGCCAGTCCAAGCCAATCTACTTCGCGCAGGTCCAGCTCTACATGGCCTATCTCGAGCTCGAGGTGGCGCTGCTGACCGCGCTGAACCGCGACACCCTCGCCCTGCACCACGAGGCGGTGCCCTTCGATGCAGCCGAGGCGCAGCGCCTGTCCGATCGGGCCGTTGACATCCTCCGCGCTGCCGAGGCCGGCGAGTTGCCCCCGCGCATCGCCGCCCACGCCGATTTCTTCCTCTGCCGCTTCTGTCCCTACGCGGCCCGCTGCTGGGAGGCCAACCCGTGAGGTCACCTTCGCCATTTCCGCCAGTGCCGCTGGCCTACGCGCTGAAGCGCCACATTCATCGTTACGCGAGCCGCTTCTGGTGTCCCGTCGATGCATCCGGCGTCCTCAGCGCGCCGGTCTACCTCTTTCCCGACCAGACCAGCTTTGACTCGGACGAGGTCCAGCTGCTGTCGCAGACCATCATGGCCGGCCCGCTGCGGCTGCCTCATGAGCGTGTGCTGTTCGAGGTCACCGAACAGCTCCATCCCGGCGCGTCTCTCGTTGCCTACGCGGTCGGGACCGAGCAGGGCGTCGATGCATTCCTCTTTCGCTTCGACACCCGTCGCAAGCTCTGGACCGACGTCTTGGCTCGGGCCAGCTTCCTGCCCGACGGCGTCGCGGACGTCGAAGCGCATCCGACCCTCGTCGATCCGGCAGAGCACACTCCATACTTTCAGGCGCTCACCGGCATGGTCTGGCGTGCGCTTGGCCTGCTGTCGGTCGGCACCCAGCTCCGGGAACACGTGGTGTCGCCGCTGCGGCGCGCTTCGCTCGCCAAGCACGGTGTCCGCGGATGGACCTACCGCATCGCCGAAATCGACACGACGCAGGTTGCGGCCGCAGTCGCGCTTCGCGGCGGAACACACGCTTCGCCGCGCTGGCACATTCGCCGTGGGCACTGGCGCACGCTCGCCGACGGGCGGCGCGTGTTCGTCCGCGAATGCGAGGTCGGCGATCAGTCGCGCGGGGCTGTCGTGAAGGACTACCGCATGGAACTGGGAAGTGCAGCATGAGCGGCGACATCACGCCCTCCGACACCCAGCACCGCGCCATCAGCGCGATCCGGGCATGGTTCGAGCACGGCACCGAGCAGCAGCAGGTGTTCCGGCTGTTCGGCTTCGCCGGCACGGGCAAATCGACCGTGCTGAAGTTCGCGCTGGGTGAGATCGGCCTCGAGCCGCATCGCGCCGGCGGTGATGGCGAGGGCTGCGTGCCCGGTGTCGTCACAGCCACCTTCACCGGCAAGGCCGCCCTGGTCCTGCGCCGCAAGGGCACGCCCGCACGCACCATCCACAGCCTGATCTACAGCGTCATCGAGGCGACCGAGGAGGAAGTCGAGGCCGCCGAAAAGAAGATCACCGAGGCGATGGCCCGCGCTCGGCATCTCTCGGGCTTCGATCGCACCACCGCCGAGGCGACGATCGAGGCGATGCGCCAGGCCGTCTCTGAGATGAAGCGGCCCCGCTTCGCGCTGAACCCGAAAAGCGACGCGGCGCATGCGCGTCTCATCGTGCTGGATGAGGTGTCGATGGTCGGCGAGGACATGGCGCGCGACCTCATGAGCTTCGGCAAGCCGATCCTGGTCCTCGGCGATCCCGGCCAGCTGCCACCCATCCAGGGTGAGGGCGCCTTCACGAAGGATGCGCCCGACATCATGCTTACCGAAATCCACCGCCAGGCTGCGGAGAGCGCCATCATCCGCCTCGCGACCATGGCCCGCGAGGGCATGGCGATCGGCTTTGGGCAGTACGACACCCACGTCTGGAAGATGCGCAAATCCGACGTGACGCCGGAACAGGCTCTCCGCGGTGGCCAGGTCATCTGCGGCATGAACGCGACGCGCCTGCAGCTGAACAACGCCATGCGCCAGGCTGCCGGCTTTGGGCCAGGCTGGCTGCCAACCGGCCCCGCCGAGAAGATCGTCTGCCTGAAGAACCAGAATGACCTCGGGCTGATCAATGGCATGTTCCTTTCGCTCGACGCCGTCGTCGACGAGGGGACCCATTACTTCTCGGCCGTGGTGACCGATGAGGACGGCAATCGCATCGGGCCGCCGCAGCAGGACGGGAGCCGCGGCCGCCTGCGCATCTACAAGGGCCATTTCGAAGATCACATCGCCTTCGACAAGCAGCGCCATGACCGCGACTGGAAGACCAAGCGCGCGCTGACTGAGGCGACCTTCGGGTGGGCCATCACCGGCCACAAGAGCCAAGGCTCGCAGTGGGAGAACGTGGTGGTCTGGGACGACGGGCTCGGCCGCACGGAGCTCGATCGCCGCCGCTGGCTCTACACCACCATCACCCGCGCCGAGCAGGGCCTGGTGATCCTGGCATGAACGCCGAGCCCCATCCCGCCGTCACCGCATCGGCATGCATCGACCTCAACGATGCTGGGCCCGTGCTGCCGGTTCGGCACGACTTAGCCGAGGTGCGGCGCAGGCTGGCGGACACGGCGCGGGACTGGCTGCCGGCGCTGTTCCCGGAGGCGGTTCGCTCTCCGGACCGGAAGACGCTGCGCTGCGCCGACCTCTCGGGCCGCCGGCCCCGTGGCGAGGGATCCTGCGTCCTGCACCTCGAGGGTCGCTTCGCAGGATGGGGCTTCGACCACGCCACCGGCGAGAGCGCCGGGCCGATCGACATGGTCTATCACGCGACGGGGCTGACGGAGGCGCGGCTCTTCGCCGAAGCAGCCCGGCTTGCCCATATGGAGCAGCCGGCGCCCAGCACGCGGCCGCAGGAACCGAGGGCCGACCATAGCCGGGAGGTGGCGCGGCTGCTGGAGGGCTGCCAGCCGCTCGCCGGCACGGTGGCAGAGACCTATCTGCGCAGCCGTGGGCTGGTGGTGCCAGACAGCACCGACCTTCTGTTCCACCCGGACCTCCCTGACTTCGAGACGAAGCGTGGCTGGGCCGGGATGGTGGCGGTCGCCCGCGATGGCGCAGGCGAGCCCACCGGCGGTATCCACCGGACCTACCTGCTGGACGATGGCTCGGCGAAGGCGCCGCCCGGGAAGAAGATGCTCGGGCCCGTCGCCGGCGGCGCGGTGCGCTTGGCGCCCTTCGCCGAGGACGGCCGGATCGGCGTCGCCGAGGGGATCGAGACCGCGCTGTCGGCGCAGGCCATCTTCGCCGTGCCGACTACGGCGGCGCTCTCCGCGGATGGGCTGCGGCGGTGGCAGTGGCCGGCCGGCACCGCCCACGTCACCATCTTCGCCGATGCCGGCCTACCTGGCATGCAGGCCGCGGCCACACTCGCGGACCAGCTGAACCTCGCGAACATCCCCTCCCGCATCATCGCGCCGCTGCACGGCGACGACTTCAACGACGACCTGCGGCATGGCGTGACGGCAGCGGATTATGCCGCGGCTGAGGCCGTTGGAGACCAGGCCCCGCCACCCACCACCGTGGAGGAATTGCTGGCGGCCGCGGCCACGCTCACCAACCCGCCCGACATGGCGCCGCTGTCCCAGCTGCTGGGGCGTCTCGTCACCCTCCGCCTCGAGCCCCTGCCAGAGCGCCAGGTCCTTGGCGCCATCAAATCCGCAACCGGCATCGCCGTCTCCATCCTGGAGAAGCAGCTCGGGGAGCTGAGGCGCCGCTTCAACACCACCGGCGATGTGAACCAGGCGCCGATCCGGCCGCGTTGGGCCGCTCTGCTGCGCCTCGAGCCAAGCGGCACGCCGGAGCGGAACGAGGCGAATGTGATCACCGCGCTGTCGCTCGATGCGGCGTTCGCCGGGGCGCTGGTGTTCGACGAATTCGCGCAGGAAATCCTGGTCACTCGCGCCCTGCCCTGGGAGCCCGCCGCCAGTACCCTGCCGCGGGCCTGGGGCGATGCAGACGATGTCCGCTGCGCCGAATGGCTGCAACGGCACGAGATCAACGTCCCACCCGTCGTGGTGGGGCGCAGCGTCGTGGCGGTGGCCCGCAACATCCGCATCCATCCGGTGCAGGACTACCTCCGCGCGCTCGCCTGGGATGGGACGCTGCGCCTCGACGCATGGGCAGTGACCTATCTCGGCGCCACGGACACGCCACTGAACCGAGCCATGGCCTCGCTGTGGATGATCTCCGCGGTCGCGCGGATCATGCGCCCCGGCTGCAAGGCCGATCACATGCTGATCCTGGAGGGGCCACAGGGCATCCGGAAATCGACGGCGCTGAAGGTGCTCGCCTCGGATGCTTGGTTCACCGACGAACTTGCCGAGATCGGCTCGAAGGACGCCGCGCAGCAGATGCGTGGCGTGTGGATCATCGAGATGGCCGAGCTCGATGCCATCGGCCGGGCCGAGGTCTCGCGCATCAAGGCCTTCCTCACCCGCACCTCCGATCGCTACCGGCCGCCCTATGAACGCTACGTGGTCACGGTGCCGCGGCAGTGCGTCTTCGCGGGTAGCGTGAATCCCGACACCTATCTGCGCGATGAAACCGGCAATCGCCGCTTCTGGCCGCTGCGCTGCGGGGAGATTGACCTCGACGGACTCCGCCGCGACCGCGACCAGCTCTGGGCTGAGGCCGTTGCGCGATTCAACGAGGGCGCGCCGTGGTGGCTGGAGGATCGCGACCTCATCGTCTCCGCCACCGCCGAGCAGGAGGCCCGCTACGAGCCGGATGCCTGGGATGCGCTGATAGAGCGCTGGCTAGTCTCCGAACGGCGCAGCGTGAACGTCGGCTTCGGCAGCTACGACGACTGGCAGGAGCGCCACGTGCCTCGCCCGACGCCATTGACCGACGTCTCCGTCGGCGAGGTGCTGGAGAAGGCGCTCAGCATCGAGCCGGCGAAATGGACCCGGGCAGACCAGATGCGCGTCTCCAGCTTCCTGAAGGCGAGGAGGTGGGAGCGGTTCAAGGCCACCGTGCCCGGTAAGGATGGCGGCACGCGGGAGTGGCGCTATCGGGCCCCGCGTCCGGACGGCAGGGCGTGATGGCTGCCGCGCTCATGTCCCAACGCCCCCGCCACGTCCCAACCCATGCGCTGAGGTTGGGTCAGACGAAATCGACTGCAACTCAGTCACTTGCTGACCCGTGTCCCAACGTCCCAACCGTCCCAACGGGTCTGAAACCTAGATGCGGAAGGTCTGGGTCGGGCCGGACATACATTTCCCTTATAGGTTTAGGGGAGGTCGCCCCGGGTTGGGACGTTGGGACACACTCGCATAACGCATTGCTTTTGCGCGAAAATTCTTCCTACCAGGTAGCCGGAGGTTGGACCCGGTTGGGTCCTGGGTTGGGGCGGCACCGGCCGCCAGCGATCGGGCCGCCGGATCCAGGTCCGCCCGAAAAGCCGGGCAGCGACGGCGAGCTCCGCCAAGAACCGCGCCGTCGCCACCCCCACCAGGACGATCCCCTCTCGGAGACCACCATGGCAGTTGCGACTCTCACCATGCCCGCCGCCCATGCAAGCGGCCCGCCCATCGCCCTCCCGCCCGCGATAAGCCTGGCGCACCACGCCGTGCTCGCCCTCGACCTCGGCACCACGACGGGATGGGCCCTGCGCTCGCGTGACGGCGGCATCACCTCCGGCACCATGACGTTCCGCCCCAGCCGCTTCGAAGGCGGCGGGATGCGCTTCCTGCGCTTCCGCGGATGGCTGGCCGAGGTCGCCGCCCTGTCCGGCGGCGTGGCGCGGATCGTGTTCGAGGAAGTCCGCGCCCATGCCGGCACCGATGCGGCGCACATCTACGGCGGCTTCCTCGGCATGCTCACCGCTTGGTGCGAGGAGCACGACATCCCCTA